ATCTTTGAAGAAGACATGTTGCTTTGGTGGAAAACTTTTAAACAGAAATAGGTAGTTTATGAAAAAGAAAAACATACTAAAAAAACTAGATGATATGATTTACAGTTTTTTAAAAACTGAAAAGGAACTACACCGTGACGAGCTTTATAAAGAGTGGCAACTGCTAATGGAAATAAAAAGGCGCGGCTGGTCAATAGACAGGGCTATAAGTGAAATACAAAAAGAATTAAAAACCGATATAATTGCATAGGGGGATTTATGTTACCAGAATCATTAACACCAGAAGTAATGAAGCAAATAGAAGTGTTGCTTTCTATTAGAGACGAAGAAGAGCTACAGTTAGCACATGCTATGGAATTGGTTGCAAAAGAATTAAGGAGGGCTGAACGTGTCAAACAATAAAAAAATAGAATTCGAGAAGTTAAATTCATCTGGCTTATGGGCTGGCATAATGACTGCTGTCTTGCTGGTTGTGTGGATTCTACAAATGAAGGGGGTACTATGAAAGGACTGTTTGTTATATTGGTAAGTAACATAGTTATATTGCTTATGTTGCTGGATAGAATGGGCTTTTGGGAATGGATGTATAAACTTGATTTTTGGTTATAGTATGACTCAAGAACAAATAGACGAACAACAAGAATATTATTATTGGTTAGGAGAGCAAGATGAGCAAGATACACGAGATATTACACAAGATGCAGAAAGAACTGAAAGTGCCGAAGGGAAACTACAATTCTTTTGGTAAGTACAAATATCGTTCATGTGAAGATATAGTTGAAGCCATAAAGCAAATAATGCCTGACGGTTATGCATTAAGATTAAGTGATGAAATGATAATGTTAGGGGATAGGTTCTATATTAGGGCGCAAGCTGAATTGTTTGGTGAGGCTGGGATGATTAATGCTTTCGGTTATGCTAGAGAGTCATTAGACAAGAAGGGCATGGACGATAGCCAGATAACAGGCACTGCTTCTAGTTATGCGCGTAAGTATGCTTTAAATGGATTATTTGCTATAGATGACACTAAAGACGCTGATACTGATGAATATAAAGGCGGAATTAAAGACGGCGTACTCGATGACGATGCACGCAAACAAGCTGATGACATGTTTATTGAGCAATTAGAAGCATCATTTAATCTTTGCAATTCAACGAACGATATTAATACATTACTTACTGCCAAGGTGAAACAATCATTAGGTAAATTAAGTAAGGCTAATCCTGATGCTTTTTCTAAATTACAGAAAAGGAAGAATGAATTAGTTGAGCAGTTTACTAAACAAGAAGAAGAATTAATCAATAAATTTAACGAGGCATAACATGAATTATAATCTAAAAAGAAAGAACTCGGCCGGAACTTCTTGGACTTATGGAAGCTTCAAAAAGAATCAATATGGGAACTTCCAAGCGTCTTTTAAAGTTTCTGCATTAAAGGAGCTTATAGAACTTGCCGAGAAAGAGGGGAAAGAATGGGTCAATCTATCTGCTTATGAAAATAAAGGCACTGGTGGGAAAGTAGATTCTCATTCTCAGGCAAAGGCTAACGGCTTTACTCCTGAGCCTAGTTTTGATTTATCAGATGAAATCCCTTTTTGAGTAATCATATGCATACAGCCATACTTCTTGTCGGGGCGGATAGAGAAAAATATAGAAAACGATGTAATGTACGGAGATATAAAGATTATAATCCTGAGTATTTCTTTAATAATGAAGAATGTCGTATAATAGGTATATATGATTTATTCTTCAGGCATATTATAGGTTGCGTGTTCTTTGACCCGATAGACGAAGAAATAGGTATAGCAGTTATACCTCAAGCGCAAGGCTACCATCTTGGTGATTATGTATTACATCATGGATTGAAGTGGATAACACGTTATTATCCAAATGCAGACATACATGCACAATGTAATGATTACAGTGTCGGTCTATTTACTAGGGCGGGATTCGTGCAGGATATATGCGGAGAATTTTATTATATCAAAGATGAATTATCCTAATGGCAAAAAAACCAGCTACTAAGGCAGAAAAAGAACGGATGGCTAAAGTGGCTGAGTTGTCTTGCTGTATATGTGGTGACTGGCCAACACATGTGCATCATATTACCCAATATGGTAGAAGGCTAGGGCATATGTTTACGTTACCTCTATGCCCTAATTGCCATGTTGGTAAGAATGGTTTTTCTGGTTTAGACAGAAGTGCATGGGATAAGAGTTTAAGTAATCAATTAAGATTATTGGAAATAGTTAATAAGAAATTAGAGGTACGATATGACTAAGAAAAAAACAAAGCAATTAGATGAATGTCAAGAATTGGCAATAAAGATTATGGAGTGTATTGAAGAATCCAAAATCAATATTGAATATGCCATTCCTGCTTTTGGTTATTTAACTGGCTATATTATGAGTATGGGCACGAATAAAGATTTAGAGCTTGCCAGAACAATACTTAATTTACAAAGAACGTCTGTATTAAATTGTTTAGCGAACAAAGGCTGGGAATAATGCGTTATATTCTAATAGACGAAAAGAGACGTAGTAACTGTATAGATGAAATATCAAAGATAGATATTACTAAGCCTATAGAAGTAACGATTAAGCGTTATAAGAAAAATCGCACTAATTCGCAGAACAATCTTTATCACATGTGGAAAGAACCCATATCTTTAGCAAGCGGCTACTCAGAAAAAGAGCTACACGAAATATTAAAGCTTAATTTCCTGGGAGCTGATTTGTATCTGTACAAAGGGGATTATTATTTAAAACCTATAAGCACAAGTGAACAAAGCATTCCAGATATGGCAAACTTTCTTCGTAAAGTTGAGGCGGTAGGGAACTTCCTAGAAGCCCCGCTTCGCAGGCCGGATGATTACATGCTTGCGATTTATGGAAAATAGTTGTTGACTATTGTCGGAATCCGACTTATAAAGATATTAGGCAATTATAAAGTAAGAGTAGAAAATGAATAGAAAAATAAAAACTGTATATGAGTATCCACCGATTCCAGATAGGAGTCGTGATTGGTACGCCTATTATGATGATGGTAAGGAAGAAAATTGCCATTATGGATGGGGCAAAACAGAATTAGAGGCGGTATCAGATTTAATGATTAGTTATCCAGAAGAAGATAATTGCGATATATGCGGAGATTGTCACGATGTAGATAATATACCATTAAGTTGCCAAACAGGAGATGGAGAATAATGGCAAGAACAGAAGCTGAGCAAAAACGATTAGAGCGGCATCGCAAAAAGCTTGGCTTAATTAGGCTTGATGTATGGCTGCCTAAAGATTTATGGAATGATATTATGAAACTTATAGAGGGGTATAAAAACTAAAAACCCCTCATGAGGTACTATGAGGGGAGTCCGAGTTGTAGTCGGAAATAAACAATATTATATTTTAATTTAAATAACAAGGGGTACAAAGTGAAAGAACGTAAAGACTTAGTGCAATCGGCCGGGATGACAATCGCGTCATCGTTAAATTTCTTTGGGGCAATGGCGGCACTAGTTGTGAATCCTATTAATAGGAGCAATCCATTCTTCTATACAGCAATGACTACATCTTTTTTATACATATGCTCTAATGGATATAAAACATATAAATTATGTACGGCAACACCAGAGCCAATAGAATTAAAAGAAATAAAAGTTGATACATTCGCCGAGAAAATAGAAGCTGAAAGAAAGGATAAAACAAATGAAAGATAATCAGGAATTAACATCAAAAGAGCTTAATACAGTGAAGTTATTAAATGAAGCTATATATTGGGACAGGCGTTTTGATACTCAATGCGATATGACCGATGACGAAGGAAAGATGTTGAACTTGATAATTAGATTCAAGGAGCAACTCACCACCACCCAGCAAGCACTTGATAGCGCGGTGGAGGCTTTGAAGTTTTATGCAGACGAAAGCAATTGGCATTCTTGCGGCATGGGGTGCAATAGGCGACCAGAGAAAGATAACGGCGAGCTTGATGATGGAGAGACCGCAGAGGCAGCACTAGCCAGTATAAAGGAGTAGGTTATGAATAAAAAAATCTCCACCAATAAGAAACTTGAGTACCAAAGAAAATACTACCAAAAGAATAAAGAAAAAATAAGACTAGACCAAAAAGAACGCTGGAAAAAATATCAAGAAGATATGAAGGAAGTTAAATTAAAATTAGGGGTTAAATAAATGGAACTTGATGAACTAAAAAATAAAATGGCTATAGAATATCAGAAATTAATAGACCATTGCCAGTCCGTTGTTGATGATCTTGATATATTGATTGCGGAACAAAAAGCAAGAGAATCGGGAGATAATGTTATAGCTTTTATAAGTCCAAAACAAGGAGTTAAATAAATGCCAGATATAAGCTTATGCAGAAATGAAGAATGCGATAGAAGAGAGTCTTGCTATAGATTCACAGCTGAGCCGACGGATAAATACCAATCATACGCCATGTTTTATGTAGATGGTTATGGGGTTTGTCCGTTCTTTATTGATAATAAGAAACAGGCGCATTACACGCCTATAACTTAAACGGTTTTAGTGAGTAGAAAATCAACACGAGCCTATTGATTATTTTTATGATTTTACTTAGTAACACCTTTCGTCTTTTCAAAAGTACGCATACCGCCTAAACCTAACATACCCATAAGCACTGTATAAAGTGTATTCATGTCAAATTCTGGTAGCGATATAGGGTGGTTAAAGGCTGCGAATATAAACGCTAATAGGGGCTGTATAATAAAGTGATAGGCCATAGCACAACCACAAATCCAGCCTATGAATGGCCTCCAGCGTCTTGTAAAACTATCCTCGCTAGCAGCCTCTATTTTATTGGTATCTGATTGTGCTAGTGCTTGCTGTGCATCAATATTGAGCATTGTAGTCCGGTATTCAGCTTCTATCTTTGCCTGCAATTCTTTATCAGGTATGGCTTTATTTATTATCTTCAAGCCTTCAGATATTATACTGCTTATCATATTGCATGTACCGATCTATATTGTATAATAATTGCTTATTTCTTTAGTTGGCTAGAAAAGGTATTTCTAGCTATTCCAAGCCCTTTAAATATTCTTTACCATTATATCGCAAGCATTCTTTTCTGTTGTTTTCCTTGCTCCATGAGCAGTGAACCCATCCACTGTAAGGGTCGCCAGGAGTATGGCGCTCTAATATTAACTGGTCAAAATCTATATTATCACGAATCCATTGCGCTACTTCTAAATTAGAATGACCTTTTATCTCAAAGTCTACCGCCGAAGCTGTCATATGCTGGCTTTTCTTACTACCACCTATAGCCTTATTTAAGCTTTCGCCTCTATACCATGATTGCGGGAAAAATTCCCCAAATTTAGCCATTACAGGCTCAAGTATATTATTACCTACATTTAAGGCATTCATGTAATAAATAGAAGGTAAGACATTATCTATATGATGCTTTGCCGCATATTCAGAACGTTGTACGTCTTGCACCGAGAAATTCTTAGTTAAAGGGATTCTCATTATTTACCTATATAATTGAATATACCTATTAAAGTTCCCGATATAGTTCCAGCAAGTACTATCATTTGAAAGGTTATTCTAGCTATCCAGCGGATAGTAGTTTCGCGGCTTGCATTACTTATGAAAGATGCTTTTATCTCCTGTACCGCCTCCACAAGCTTATCTACGGCCTGTTCTAACTTCTTTGAAGCATCACCAAATTGTTCCAAAACAATATTATGTATAGCCTGTTCTTTTTCTAAGGTTCCAACTTTATCCATAAGCTTATTTGAAAGTTCGGCAAATTCACGCATAGCACGGGCGTTTTCCTCGTGATTCTTGCCCCTAGCTTCAAATCTGATTTTAAGGTCATTATGACTAGTTTCAAGATATGTTATCCTATGCACTATTTCTTTCATAACTCACCACCGTTATTTATAACCATACCCTGTGATACTGCTGTATCATAATCTACAATTAAAGCCCTTTCCGCATCATTCATAACTTCTGATGTAAACTTCTCCTCAACTCTAGCCCAGCAATAAAGCGGATTAGCGTCTGGTGTACATACAGTGTAATATTCCATATAGTTATCTGGAAAGTGAGCAAGCATCCTTTCTTTAGCATTGACATTAAATGCCGGGAAAGTAGTTGTTAGCATCTTTATAAATCCGTTTATCATGATATAGTAATTCCCCACTTATTAGAAAGATAACGATTAACCTGCACTATTTCAGCAGCGGTTAAAGCGCGGTTATACACAAGAATTTCAGCTATACCGCCCGTTAGGTATAACGCTGTTCCCTGGGAAGCTCCTATTGTTGCCATATCAGTAGTAGAGGCATTTGTGGCGTTTGTATTTGTAACTTCTGTACCGTTATTTACAGATATTGCTTGCGTAGTGCCGCTATGCCTTCCATATAATATGCTATAATTAGTATTAGTATTGCCCGTTGCCGTTACATCGTTGGCTACTGTATTATTTCTATATAGAACAGAACCGGAAGTGCCGGAAAATGTTAGTTGATTAGTTCTGGTAACACCAGTTTGGCTAAAAACTAACACGCACTCTTGACTGGCTGTTTCCGTAGTACGCTTGGCAACCGTAAAAATAGTGCTGTTTCCATTTGTTATTGCGTAAAGAGCCGAAGGAAGTGCCAACGTATCACCACCATCAAACACAGCAACTGGCAATCCATTTTGTGATCCAGTAGTAAAGGTTGGCCTTGCTGTAGCCGTTCCTTGTACTGCTGTATGACTGCCATTACCCGAGCGGTCAAGAGCTTGAGTTATAGCTGTACTAACTAGAGTCAGATAATTTGAATCACTAAAGTCATACCAAGCCTGTAGGCTTGGTATTTGCACCGGGCTAAACTGTTTTTTTCCCCATAATAACATTATTGTAAATTCCTTCTTGCTATGTAAATGGTCGGAGTTTCAGATTGGTCAAAGTTAATCTTAATAAACCTTAAGCCGGCAGTAAGTAACGGTGAAATAGGAACGTACCCATCATCAGATGTGGCACCAACAAAGAATTGAGCATCAGCACCAGCCGCATCAGGGTCTACTAACGTGCAATAAGTACCACCAGCAACTCTGGCTGCTTTTATAGTAAAATACGTGCTAGTAAGTTCAGTTTCTATAAATACACCGCATAAAGTACCACCCTCTAAATCAATCTCAGGTGTAACCCCAGCAACACATGTTGCTGATATAGGCGCTGTCTTGCCATTTTTTAAATCTTGTGAGTATGCCATTGTAGTCTCCTATTGTTGTTGTTCTTGCGTTAATAAGCCAAGCGCGGTGAACTGTGGGGCGCGATATTGTAAGCCAGTGCCAAGTGCTTGTAACCCAGCTATTGGGGCGTTAACGGCACCACTCGCCACGCCTCTAGCTATTCCCGCACCAGCTCTCTCGGCAGGAACGCCTGCTATGGTATTTAATAGATTCTGCGCCTGCCCCAGCTGGATATTAGTGGCTATATTCCTCGGAAGCTCTGAAGCCCCGCGCAATGCTGCCGCACCTGCAAAATTACCTCCGCCAGCCATAATAGAGCTTGGCAGTCGCGAACCGAATAAACTCATCAGCTCGTCAATCTTCCCTGAACTAGCAATCTTCCGTATAATGTCAGTTTCTGGTTTACTATACTTAAATCCTGTCTTGCCACGAGTTTCTATTTTATTTAACAAAGCGCTGAAGTTCTTCTTGAGTGCTGAATTGGGCTGTTTGGTATTTAAGGAACGACCTATCATCTCCTCTAGGTCACGCATCTTTAATTGCTTCGCCCATAATTGACGAGCTTTTGCAAGAGCCTCAAAACCTTCTGTTCCGCCAATAACATCCTCGGAAGACGCATCAAGCACCTTATCCCGCAACTTCTGTTGAAGGTCTTTCACCTTCATTCCAGCCGCATTAAGATTGCCAAAATCATCAGCTAAGTCTTTATGTTGTAGGAATCCAGTCATCATCTCGTCAATCTGGTTATACGCATTAAGATTAACATTCTGCCCCTTTATGCCGTCAAAAGACTTAAGTACATCATCAACATAATTCATGCCAAGTTTTTCTTTTATAGGCGCAGCAAATTTTTTTGCAACGGGGTCTAGGGAGGTTAATTCTTTCGCTCCATATTCAATAATATCATCAGTGATTTTAGGGGTAAACTCCCCTCCTAAATCTGCCGCCTCTTTAAATGCGGCACTAGAACTAGCCTTTATGGTTGCGGAATCCATCTTATCTGCTTGCTTTATAACGTCATCTATTTTAGCCTTGAAGGCATCAGCAGCCCCTTGGACACTCTTTCCGGCTGTAGTTGTTACTGCGCCGAAAGGAACAGAAGATGCTATATTACCGAGCGCATTTACGTTCCTAGCTGCTCTCGGATTGGCTTCTTCCCATTGTTGATAATCCTGCAATACACCACCCAAAGCTTGTCCAGGCGCACTTTGCATCGCTGATTGAAAGCCCTTAGATACCGATTCTTGCACCCCTTGTGGGGCAAGCTGTTTATATCCCGCCACCGCCAAACTTCCCAGCACATCACCAGCAGCACCCAATCCTTGTCCAGCCGCCTGAAATAAGAATTCAGGTATGCCTTGTTGCGTAGCGCTCGCCTCCGTAGGGCGAGACATAAAAGGAACAGGAGGGGTCAAATCGCCAGCAACATCCGTAGCACGGTATGATTCTGCTATATTACTCCCACGCTTAGCAAGATCGGCGCCGATTTTACCCAGCACATTACTATCATCTACATATTTAATAGACGATTTTGCTTGCGTATCTTCATCTAAGAAACGTATTGCCATTATTCTACCACCGCCTTACGACCATTAATAGTTATCGTTGTTCCTTTAGGAAGATTTGCAGATTCTGCCTCTTTAACAGAAGTAAATACCGTTTTCACTCTCTCAATAGGTCTAATACTTTCATTAAAATCTATAACAACATCACTAACATCCACACCAGCTCGCTCCGCTAACCCTTTATATGTATCAGAGTATTTACTGGCGGTGTCCGCCTGTGTATTGTAAATATTCTCCGCTTGCGTTAAGAAGTCACGCCTTTGCACGTCAGATAATCTAACCCCCTCTAAAGCCTTATTATATAGATTGGCAATCTGCCCAGGAACTCCTGTAGCATTCTGGGCGGTAGCAAACTCACCTTCCCTCACCACAGAAGCTGGGTCAAGCATCTTCATATAACCGAATATCATACTGATATCTCCAGCAGGGGTAGCTTCAGCGGAGCGCAGTTTCTTGTACGCGGAGGTAGTGTCTCTAAATGTTTGATTAAGGTTAGTGAACTCCTTCCTTAAATCCTTTTCTATTGCTGCTTCCTTTTCTGGGTCAAGCCTCTTTCCTGCCATGCTTTCTTGAAAAGCTTTATACAACTCTGGCTTATTTTGCTTTAGATTCTGCTCATACTCGAATCGCGCTATATCTTCTGGCACTTGCTCCCTTGTTGGCGCAGCAGATACCTTGCCTGCCGCCTGCGATTTAGGAGTATAAACCATTTGCCCAGTTGCAGGGTCATAGGTCTGTACTAGCTCCTGAGCCTCTGGCTTTAATAAACTACCCAAAGCAGAAGGTTCCACGCCACCCATAAGCATGGCGTTAACCTGTTCAGCAGGAAGCCCGTATTTCTTTCCAATCAGTGCAGATAATTGTCCTAATGCTGCCAGCTTTTCAGGCGATTGATTCATAGGGGAAAGTTTACCAAGCATCTCTAGAGCTTGCGGCGTTCCCACTTGACTTAACTGCTGCAATTGCATATTCCTGATATTTTCAGGAGAATCAGGCTCAGCGCCGCCCGGACGCGCAAACGCTGGTATAGATTGCATGGAAAGGATGTTGCCTAACGCCCTATTGCCCGCCCTTTCACCATAAGGGTCTTCTAAGCGGTCACTAAACCTTGTGAAAGCGTTGTTTCCACCTCCAAGCACACCTAATACCCTTGCTAAATTACTAAATGCTGATGCCATTTTATCTCCCCGGTTTTAAAAAGCTAGTTAGCCCAGGTATAATACCGCCTTCATTAGAAGATCGACCATAACTTGCGCTACTTCCACCACCTAATAACGGATTGATTAAGCTAGAATAGAAGTTTAAGGCGTTAGGTGTGGCTTGACGTTGAGAGAAATCCACGCCCCTCTGTAATCCACCGAAGCCAAGTAAATTTCCTATTCCTTGTTGCATTTGTCCAGCAGCGTTATTAAACTGACCTGCAAGTCCTGCTATGATAGAATCAAGCCTTGACCTTTCTAAGTCACTCTGCCCCTCACGATAACGTGAGCCACCAAAAGCCCCAGCCTCGTCGGCTCTTTGTTTTAATGCACCAAACTCACCTTCATAGGCTTTGTTTACATCTTGTGTAATGATGTCTCTAAATGGGTTTAGATACTGCGATATGCCCGTTTGGAAGTTTTCAGGAAGCATCATATTTGCGGCAGATTGCTCGTATGAATTAATTCCCTGTGGCGCAAAATATCGAGAGGCGTTCGACATAACATCAGAGCCTTGCGCAGCTATATCCTTAAAGTACGCTTGCAACTCCGCCGGAAGTGAGCCGTAACCAGAAACATTGGAGCTTGCTTGCTTGTTATCACTGCCACCAAATAGTTTTTTAGTCATTTTAACCTCAATATTAAGTGGCCGTCTGCATTATAAAAACCAAGACTTTCCAGCAAACGTATCATACCACGATTATTAGTTGTAATAAACACATTTTTCTTCTTATATATCATAGCTATATTACATAGCCCCCGTATAACATTTTTTAAGGCAACGTAAGATTCCCTTTTTGTGTTATTTGGGTTTGTATGCCAGAACGCCAGCACGCAAAATGTACTATCTGTCCTGTATAAAAACCCAACCGCTTTCATATCGCCACACACTAAACCAGTGGGCGGTAAATCCTCTAGCTCAGGAGGAATATTATGCCAAGAAGCAAACTCAGTATAATCATCAACCGTAAACTCCCTTAAAACGTAGCCGTTGCCACTCTTTGCCATCTTAATGTTCCTGCGTTGTCAACCACCACATAAATATAACTTGTTGTTACAGATATATCACCTGCTTTTTCAGTTCCTATTAAATCAGTACTTGATGACGGCGTATAGTTATATATTGTGGTGTTGGTGCTAGTCTGATTGTTATAGTCTTCTAAATCGTACTCCCTTTCACGCGTCGCCTGTCTTATCCATTCAAGGACTTCGTTTAAATCAGGAATACCACTTAGTAGTTTGTATTTCTTTTGCATTACTTAGGACTCGATTTTTTAACTTCATCAAACCATTGACCGAACTGCACTTGCTGGTCAACGGCAGAACCACTTAATGTATATTGCCAGTATCTACCACCCTGCTCAGTACTAATCCTATAAGTGGAAGATGTGGCGGTGTACGTCTCACTTGATTGTACACTAGATAGGGGGTAATCCCTGGTTTCTAGTAATACTGTCATATTTCCGGTTAAAGTATAATCAGGAATAAAAGCAGCATGCTCTATTGTATCTGTACCGCCAAATATACGATTAGTCTTTAACTCCCATGCCATAGCTGATTCGTCATCATTTAGGCCGTTTTCGTGAATATATACAACACCACCCTCAGTTATTAAATAAGGGTTCTGTGTAATGATTGAAGGATATTCCGCCGCCGTCCTGTCTAATGTATCAGGACACCACGTCTTTTCGTCAATATTAACCCTTGCTACTCTATCAGGTTCATCCGAAGTAGAAGAGGGATAATGAATCCACACCTCCCTAAACTGTGGATTGTACCATGCAAATATCTTGCTTTGCTGTGCGTAGTTCAAATCAGAGAACACATAATCTAATATAGTTGATTCGCTGCCACTATTAGAAGGAATAACTTCAACATTACCACCACGATACATATAGAAGTTATTTAATCCCATCCAATAAACAATACCATTCGCAACGCATCGCGCATTTTGGGCTATACACCCTATACTATTATCTAGCTGCACTGTTTGGAATATAAATTGACCACCAATAAACCTAAAAATGTAGGTTTGTGTCAAGGTAAATAATAGATTTTCACCCCTTACGCTTGCATGAGTTAAAAATGCACCTGCACCTTCTATCTTATCACTTCCAGCCTCTGCTGTAGTCCAGTTAGTAAGGCCACTTTGCGCCGACCACGATATTGCATTACCAGCGGCTGCCGTTGCGCCCGTATCGTAACCTAGCACAACACAAATGCTATTAGTTACAAATACATAATTTGCGGGCGGAGAGTTTGTAACCTTTGCAGGTGCAGTTGTGGTTGTTCCATCCCATGAATAAACATCACCCTGTTGTCCTGGGGTTGAAACGATTAAATCTCCAAACCTATCGTGACTCCATATTCTAGGTGCTATAATAGATGATGACACCCCCGACACACCGTATAAACCCACTCCATATAATCCAGCACCGTAACCAGAGGCCGCAGCCGCATCCACAGAGCCAGAGTCAATAGGCTTTTGATAGGTAGTAGATGCCCCACCGCCATTTGATACGGAACTTGTAGCTGTACCAGCCGTTACTATATCGAAGGTATTAGTAGCAACATCCCGAACGATATGCTCAAGGTTAATTTGCGCCGCTGTTATACCACCCGTATTCGCCGCAGCTAGTATTTTAACTCTATCGCCATTTGCCAGGCCATTAGCTGCCGCATCTACTGTAATAATTCCAGAAGAACGAACAACAGAAGCACCGCCACCTGAACCAGTAGAGGTTGCCGCCGTGCTTACAATAATAGAATAAGTATTAGTTGTTACCGCCCTTACTAAATGCGCGATATTAATATCCGTGTCCGGCACACCGTTTGTAGTCGCCGCACCAGATAGAGTAACTGTATCATTTACCTCAAACTTATGCGCAGCATCGGTAATAATTAAAGTGGTCGAGCCGTTGGTTGTAGCAATTGGGTTGTTTGCAAGAGTTGCATAATATGTATCAAGTGAGTTTGCTATAGCTACTGTTGCAGTTTTAACTGGCGTGATATTAGTTGTTGATGATGATGTTAAATCATACAATCTTGTATTAGTACCTATCAAATATCTAGGAATCCCGCTTATAACATAGGAGAACAACGAGCGAGGAGTGCCACTAATGGAATCGCCCAGGTCGTAATCAAGCCCTACCCAGCCGCCAATCTTTTCAGGCAGGCCGTCTTTAAATCTTATCTTATCCGAAAAGACATAGTGCTTAGTTGTCGCCTCCGTCTTGTCGGTAGAAGGCTCAACCCCTGCTAATATCTCAATTGGTATTAATGTGCCAGCCATTAAGCACTCCTATACCACATGTAAACAGCCTGATAAGGCGGAATTATACTAAATGCCGTACCGCTACCTGTAGATGATGTTATGCCTGGAGTTCCACTGGAGCCGTTATTATTACTAGTAAAACCCTCTGTAAAGCCTCCGCCAGTACCCGACCCAGCATAAATAGTATGATTATGGGAAGGTAAGTTAGGAGTGGATAGTGTAACAGTAGCAGCACCGCCAGTTGTAACGTAAGTAGCGCCTTTAGCAACTACAAACTTATCTGTAATAGCCACCCATGTTCCGTACCCAAGAAGAGTGCCGGGGTTAGTGCCATCAGAATAATTCATATAGATAGAGCCGATAGGAAGTACGCTTGTATTGGCGATATCAGATACGGCCTTTAATTCTGTGTCTAAATCCGAAAAGTTGCTGTTTAATTGACCGCCCCATAAATCCGCATCCGTTGCGTTATTCACAAGCGGGAGATTCCAGCTATAATTAGGTGTTAAATTAGGCATGTTGCGAATGCTCCCATAAATCAAATACTACTTTATTCGGCCTCAATAACTTGGCTTCAGATTGCGATGTGGAAATTCCTTTGTCTATACAGCGTTTAAGCCATATCTCGTTAGGGTCTGGGATAAACTCTTTCTTAAGTTTACCAATAATTTTTCCTTTTTTATCTATGCAGTGATACCAATCGTCACCCACATAATGCCAGTCGCCACCTTTGTCTTTTGCTATCATGCTAACAATCCCATTTTTTCAAAGCTAGTGCTTTTCGTGTTGGCTTGCCATTCTTATCCTTCATCGCCCCCTTGACTCCCGACATACGCGCACAGAAACTCTTGCGCCTACCAGCAGCCGGGGGGCTTTTCTTAGCTTCATCAGCAGAAACAGGAGCTTTTAAATTAGAACCTGTTTCGCGATTATATTTTTCCCGGCCTTTTGCAGTAAGTCCACCTTTTTTAGACTTCTCGCCTCGGCCAATACTTAATGAAACTGTTTTCTTCTTTGCCATTATGCAGCCGCGCTAAAACATGTAGCCACGTTAGAACCAGCAGGGCATCTTAATTGACCCCACACCGCCCACTTATCAGTAGCTATGTCAACAAACTCTATAATATCGCCAATCTGTCCGCCTGTGGTTGTACCGTTAAGTGTTACCGTGTCAGACGTTCCCGCAGTTACAGTAAAGAAAGCCTGTTGTGCCGCCGCATCAACGTCAAGTATATTGACAGAGCCATACAATCCGGCGTTAGTAGTATCAGCGGTAACGAAAACATTATTGCTTGTGTTTAGTTGCGCAATAACAAAAATATATCTGTTACCGCTACCCGTTGCCTCAGGTAATGTATAAGTTGCCAGCGCCGTCCCGGTTATAATATTTACACGGTTGGCATGAAGTGCCGCCGTAATAGCTGCTGTAGCGCTTAACGAGGAAGGTGTTCTAGTGGCCGTTCCTGCGATTGTTGTTGTTGTTAAAGTGGTAATGGTAGATGTGGAAGCAGACGCGCCATTAACTAAGTTATCGCGTGTAATCTTTTTAAGAGTACCTCTATTGTCTGATACATCTACTACTGGAATAAAATCTCCAGTAGCTGCGGTGGTTAAGGTTTCAAGCCTTACAACATCACCTGTCATTAAAAGTTGTGCCATAATTATATCCAAGATTGAGTTATTAAAAAAAACTATGCGTACACAAAAATATCATAAACACTTGTATTGCTTGCCGCACTTTTGAATCCGAGTGTTTTTGTAGTTAGGTTCTTGCTATTTACATAAACATTGCTCGGGGTTCCATCCGCTGTATTAAGTGAAATAAGAACAAGACTATCAGCCTCTAATGTAGAAACCGCAAGAGTTACCTCGGTTGTGCCATTGGCGGTAATTTGTCCAGCCTTATAACGTTTAATATCACCTGATGTTAACATGTTGTATACTCCTCTAAAATTGTGTTATTTGATAAGAAACCAGAAGCCTCAAAGTCGTCGGATTTCTCCATAATTGACTTTAATTCTTTATCTTCTAATGCCTGATAATAAACAGCAGATTCGGGGTCTTGTTTATCTTCAGCATAGAGATTCTTGACAGTGTGCAGCATTATCAAGTCTTCTGCATTGTCTGTGAAATCGTTAGTATCAGCGTCAGCCGATAAATCCGCATAAGCCTTTAAGTACCTGAACTTCAACGGATACGCACTATCTGGCGTTGGTAATAATAAGAACTGCCCATCCCTATACGTCCAGAAGGCTGGCCTTCCCGTTTGGTCTTGGTCGCGGTTGAAGAAATCATCAGGTAGTAGTTTTTGTAGATTAATCTTTACCTGGTCGTCTATAACCATTAATCCATTAACATATAAAGGACTTGATAAATCAGCCGGAATGCTTGGCACTACCTGGGCGTTAGCCGTCAAAGTAATGGTTGACATTTCTTCATTGAAGTTAAACTTATATCTTTCATAGAATCTAATTGAGCGGTTAATCTCTTCTGTTATGACAGCGGAAGTAATACTTCCTGTCATATCGGGATTTTTAATCTTCCTTGCTACTCTAGCTCTAATCTGTGCTAATGTTGCCATTATATACCATAACTATCTGTTAACCATTCAAACGCCGCTTCCATGCCCTCAAGGGTGTTAAATTTCGCCCTCATTTCTAACACATCAGATTCAGCGTTAAACTTATCTCTTTGTAGTTTCTTCTTTCTGTCTTCAAGTGCTGTTATATATCCCGGCTTGTCTTCTAAGCCATATATCCAAGGGCAACTAAATAATTCATCTTCTCTATCTACGTATACTTTAATTCCTAAAGCTCTTGCTACCAATACAAAGGCTGCAACACTTGGCTTTTGCGCTCTATATTCTTCTTTCCCAGATAACGTAACGCCGTATATCTCTATAGCATCAGGCTTTTCTTCTATAGCCTCCGCTAACATCCATGATACCGAGCATCTGAATGCTGAACGCCCGTATTTATTTAAATATTTATCAAAATCAAAAACCTCCGCATCAGGAAAGCAAGCTTTCTTTAGCGTGTGGTGGGTATGTGTTACATTCTCACGCATCCAGTCACCTTTAGGTTTTATTATATTCATCCCATTAAGCGCATTCGCGCTATGTAGTTCGTATATTCTATTAAACTTCTTTCCGCTATCCCAGTGACCACTTAAGCCCCAAAGTTCCCCTGAGGGAGTTCTTTCTGAACCTGCACCAGTGCCGATAATAATTATCTTTCGCATAATCCCTCAAAAGAAAGGGGGTTTCCCCCCTTCCAATTAGCTTTGGTCGTAAGTAGAATCAATAGTAGCTTCAATAGTGCCAGCCGTAGTAACTGGACCCGCTGCTAAAGTAGCAGTAACCCAGCCATTGCCAGCAGCCACAAAGCTCATACCTTCATTTTCATCAAAGGTAAGAACCGCAGCAGATTGACCGCTTAGAGCTGATGCAAATGCATCAGGGTCAGAAGCAGCAGCAGCACCAGAAGAAGAAGTATCTTCATACTTATAGCCGATATTCCAGGTCACATTCGAAGCCGTATCCAAGTCAGGAGTATAGAACTTAGAGCCGTAAGAAACTCTAAATCCTTTCTGAAAAGGAACAAGGCCGTAAGATGTCCCAGCAGAAGCGTTATCGGCCACTGCAATAGAAGTGTACTGTGTGCGCATTGCGCCAAAAGTATCACGCTTTACCTTAAGGAAGTCGGTGTAATCACCAGCATAACCTGTAGGTACAGAAGTTGGATATGTAGCCATTTTAGCCTCCTAATTATACATGCGCAGCGGCGTAGGTTGATATAACGAAAGCGCCAATATCTTCCGCGTTGCTTGGTGACATTTTCTTAGTACCGTAAATAGTACGTAAGTCCATACCCTTAATGTAGTCATAGTCAGATAACTGAACAAACATTTTAAATGGTACAGTTTTATCAGTAAGAGACACGCCTCCAAATGGTGATGCGTAAGAAATAGCATCACGACCAACAATAACAGCCCTACGAACAGTAGTAACAACCGCACCAGCAGAATCTGTAACGCCTTGTGGTACGCGTGGAACTTCATATATTTTGAAGCGTCCATATACACCAACTTCAATCGGCTTTTCAGCGCCAGGAAGTACAAGGAAGTTAGATTTACCACTAGCTTCAGCAGCTAGTTGGTTCTGATACCATTGTATTTTACCAGATGAATCTTGCTTCAAATCAGTTACCTGATAAGGGTGAAGGAATACTTTGTAGTATCCATCGTTACAAGGCATCATTGGCTGGTCGTTAGAGATGATAGTCTCAATCGCATAATCCAATAAATCCATAGTGAAAGTATCAGAAGACGTTAGAGCCTGGTCAGTAGCGGCGCCACCAGCACGTATAATACGGCCAGAAGTAGGAGCTGTAGGAGCGTTATGCCCCTGAACCTGCAACTTCTGCGCTGTTGAGCTGTAAGTTGTGCCGTTAATAGTAAATGATGTAGGGTTGAAACCTGCAAGTTGGTTAAGGATAGAAGTATCCATAAGCTCAACCGCACGTCCCGCCTGTGTATTGGCAGTTACTTCATCAAACTGGATGTTAGTACGCTGCTGCTCAATCGAACTGTTATTCGGATTAGAAACCGCAATACGAGTAAGATTGATTGACATGTTATGCGTGCCAATATCTAAAGCCTCTTCATTACCGAAAGCAGTTGAACCTTCGCCCAATGGGTTATCAGTTAATTTGCCAACATAATCAAAAGTGATGTTGTCACCGCGACCATTGTCGTTTCTGAAACTCGGAGAAGCGTCGAAAATTGCTCCTGAACCTGCAAGCAAACCAAGGCAAGACTGCTGGTAGGCCTGTATCCACGTCTTTTTCTCCCACTTTTTTACTGTAGCGGAGTTAGACGAGGTCATAGTAGTTGTAGACATAAGAACCTCATTGGTTAAAAAAATTAATTAACCGCCGAACCCTCTGTAGTGTGGGAATACATCAGTTTTATAGGAAACTGTTAACCATGCTTTTAAAGGTAGCTACACCATATGCACTTAGGTGGCATTAGACCGTTATGGCGAAATAACAATATTATATTATCATATTTATCGGGTGTTAACAAGTGCTTATTTTCTTATAGATAACTTCAATACCAACTAGCAACCCTTTGTCTGGAATTTCCTTTTTGTAGGGAAGTATACTCTCTATAGTAGAATTAAATTTCTTCTCATTTAATTTAGCAAATGATTCTGCAAGTCTCCAAGCAGATAATAACTCATCTTCAGCAATTGCGTCAATAATAGGGTATCTTACATGCCACACAAATGTACTATCTGCTTGATTTATTGTCTCTAGCATTTCTTTCCGCCTTTTCCTTTCTTCTCGACACCTTTGATAGTGCCTTTATTAGCAGAGGCGTAAAACACCTCCGCTCCTTTCTTCTTCCCGTATTCTTTAGCCATTGCTTTCTTGATTTTAGCGCCTTTCTTAGTTACTGGCATTACATGTTTCCCCTTAATAGTTGACCAATTGATAAATCGTCTATCTCATCACCTTCCATATCATCGAAGGTTTTCCTTGCAGCAGAAGCGCCCTTTCCAGCACCGCCAGACATAGCGTTAGGTTTAGATACCTCTCTTAATGCCTGTAGTGCGGTCTTTTTCTTGCCTTTAGTATAACCCATATCTTCGGCAAACTTCTCAAATACAGAAAGAATTGTCTTTGCTTCGTTATATACAGCCTCAACAGGGTCTTTGCCCTGCGCTGCCGCTCTATCTGCCAGGAGAACCTTCTCGCGTCTTAGCATTTGTTCTGCTTCAGCCTCTCCCATTCCTTCCTGTACTAGTCTATACTTAGTAAGCTTTATAGCTTGGCTTACTTTATCCTCGTAATCTGGATAAGCAACTTTAAACTCACCCTCCAAACCAGTAAGTTCTACCTCTGCCTGTTTAATATTACTCTCGAAAACCTGCTGTTTCTGAAACTGCTTAACAAACTCAATAGCTTGTTTGTCAGCATCATCTACCGCTTGAGCCGCTTGTTTTTCATAAATGGCTTGCGGAGCTTGCTTGCGTCTTTCCTCTTGCCTGCGCTTGTAATCTTCTCTAGCCTTAATAAGCTTTTCGTCTTCTTTCTCTTCCCTTTCTTCTTCTACAACTTCTTCAGGCTTTTCTTCTTCCTCTTCAACAACTTCCTCTATAACCTCTTCTTTATCGGCCGCCTTTAGTTTAGCTATATCATCAGCAAGCGACACCTCTTCTTCTACTTCCACTTCCGTCTCGATAACATTATCAAGATTATTCATATT